CCCCTTCTTAGGGCGCACGGGGTCAGTTGGTTAAGAATGCACGGACCGGAGTCCGTAATCCTTCCTGAGTATCTTGTCCGCTGCCGTGGAACAATACTCAGTGCCGTAACCAGCACCACCGAAGACTTCATTCAGGTGGTTCACTTCTACGCTGGTCAGGCGATACCGCCGGTACAGGTCGACGTCGTCCACTTTGGTGTCCGTGGTCGTCGTCATCCGATACTGGAGGTCCAGAGCGATCATGTCGCGCATCGTCTGGTCCAACTTCACATCCTCACTAACTACGGTCTCTCTCTTAAGTCGCTCTATCAACGTGAAGAAAGTCCGAGGATACATACCGTGACACAGTAGGTGTTGAAAACGTCTGGCTCGCGGTTCAAGCGGTCCACGTCCAGGCAGGTCCCCTTTGCATACCCCGCTTGTTCTCAACAAAACTCCTATGTTCATCACCACACCCCAATTACCACTACCACTAATACGTACAGGACTATTCTTGAGGAATTGGACGTCCTCAAAGATTTCGCAGCGCTCAACATCGACCAAGTACCCACACTCTTCCACCGCACGAATGTAGGCACGCCGGGTAGGGGTGTAGTTCCCTTCCCAGGCGCGGTTCGCGCAGTGTGCGAGGCACAGGCCGATGGATAGGCTGGCCACCGTGTTTACAACGGTGGTGATGGTGGATCCGCTGAGCAACATTGCTTCCACCATCTTCATGACGATCTTTCTCTTTGCATCACGCTCGGGCGCGCGGACTTCTATCGGTGCCTCCAACTGCTCGATCAACGCCCTCCAATCAAGTTGGGCGTGGCCAGGTAACAGGGCTTCGACGTAGTCAAATAATGCAGGAGTGTGTGACGCGTCACACTTGGATATATCGACATTGTACCAGTGCACCTTCCCGTATCGATCCCGCGTGCAGAAACAGGAATCGTCGGAAAAGGCAACAAAAAAGCTGCGCCCAGCGGGGCACCACAGTTCGGCAAACGTTGCAAGGAGCGCCTCTTGAGAAGGCTGCTTACAGAAGACGAATGTGCAATTGTCGATGTGAATGGGTTCAGTCAACGCTTCTTTCATGTACATGGTCAGCCATGCACCTTGCAAAGAGGCGGTAGTTCCAAGATCACCGATGCCGCGTCCGGGCTTAACGATGGTGCTGCCGTCTGGATTCACGTCCAGTGTGGCCTTGGCCCACTCATTGGGTTTGTTTTTATAGGCGCTTCTCCCGTTGCGTAGCCATGCGCGCTCACCGGACAGGCCGGAGTTACACAGCTCCTCGAAGGCTTGCACTCGCAGAGATTTCTTTGGGTGCGGATCGGCGTGGTGTAAAACACACTCCTCCCACGCTCCGAGATAATCGCCCATAGCCGTCGTAAAGAGCCGACGGACTTCCTCCGCCAGGGGACCACCCCGGCTGAAGTACTGTTTGTGTCTTTGTCGCAAATAGACATCATAATTTTCAATTTCTCCAAAAGGATCTTGTCGAAGGATCAACAGGCGCTGGTTAGTCGCATGATTTAAGGTGAAATTGTTGTTGGCATGGATGACTCCGTCGTGATAGACGCACGGACCGTACATGGTGCGGTATGATCCGTCACGGAGTGCTCCAGGCTGCACTTGCACCCCCGGTGATTCGGAGGTTGGGAAGCAAAAGCCTTTGGTGCTGTCGAAAAATTTCTTTCCGGACAGTATTTGGACTCTTGATGTGTCGATGGGTCCTAGCTTAGCGTGCCAGCTAGCCGGGCGATACCGATAGGGGCCAATGAATGTGGCAGCCCCTGGAACCCCATGACCTCTCAGTTTTCCGACATCCCCACGACACCCCCGATGCTGTATGCCGAGACGGCAGTGCGTGTCCGGCGCACGTACGCAACGTAGAGGAGTGTGTCCTCAACAGCCTGCGGCGAGCAAGTCAGGAGGGCGTCGAAGTGTGGGAATTGTTTGACCTTGAAACGCATGTTCTCCCAGAACGATTGGGCGATCTCGCCTTGATTCAATGCTTTGTAGTGGAACATCGATTCGGCGAGCCAACTGGCGAGGGCTGTGAAGATGTACACGTCACGGACGTGCTGGTATCGGCTCTCGTGCACCCCCTTCGGTTTGAGGGTTCGCTCTTTGAAGTGCCAGCATAAGAACCGGCGCGCGACCTGCCGTCGTGGCAGTATATCCGGGACCCCGTCTTCCCCTATGGTGGTTTTGCGGACCACGGTGCACTTGTTCAACAATTTTGC